GTTTTTCCACATTAAGTGGGAAGGGTGATCATAGTATCACCAACTATCCAAAGTAGACTATATTTGAGGAGATTTCATCTCTCAGTAATGAGGACCTCTCATGATTAGAGGATTTAGCATAGTAATAATTGATTTACTTGCCAAATTCTCTTCTTGAGAAGCCGTTACACGGGTTGGAATCCTAAATTTAAAGCTTAGAATTTGTACCTTTTGGTACACTTTGAGCGCATCTTCCATTTTAATATTTCGAACCTTAGCTTGCTTGATTAGAAGTTTTTCAACTTCGTCTTCAAGCTCGTAAGGATCATTGTCTTTGATATATTCATCGACAATGAGATCTTCGAATCAACCAGCAACTTGAGAAAGTTGAAGGTTGTCTAACATGGACTCCTTGACTAACTTCCTTGATCACTCTTTAAGAGTATCTAAGTGGTTAGTAGCAAGGACTTTTATATCATTGTAAGCTGATTGGAGGATTGAAGCAACAAAAAGTTCTTCATTCTCATCCATTCATTCTTCTCTGATATCTAAGTTAGATAGCTCAAAAGAAGATTCAACCTTTTGAATCTTGTCTCGACTCATTCCTATTAATGTCTTCACCGGAACTTCAAACGAAGTCTCGGCATCAAAATAAACACCCTTTCGGGGGTCTACGATGGACGACATTAATCTAGTACGCTCAATCTTTGATTGACTTCCTAGTTGGAATGCAGCAGCATACAGCTTTAAATCCCTTTTTTCCTTCGCTCTGAAGTAATTCAGAGCGTGGTGGATTGTTGAGATTTTCGAGATGTAGCCCTTAGCAATTCAATGAACAATATTATTGATCAAAGAATTTCTAAGTGCAGATGATCAAATTTGACTCATGGTAATACCAGAGACTAATTTGTCACCGATCACAGTTCGTTTAGCGAATTCAAATACGGAACGATCTTTTGAAATCAAAGATTTAGAAAAATTAATTTCTAAACCGAGTTTTCTCATGATCTCCGTATAGGCATCAGCCAACGAGCTATCAAAGATAACAATATCATCACCAAGGACCTCATACCTTTCTTCTCACTCAGTAAAACCGAGTGATCTTGAAGCTACTTGCATTATTCAATGATGAGTAATAGCAAGACCAGCTCAAGAAGAAAGACACCCCATCGGCTGACCAACAGAATATCGATAGACCTGATTAGGGTCTAAAGAATACTGTTTAGCAGAATTGGTTGTAAAGGTAAAATCTCTTTTAACCATTACATCAATCCAAGCTTGGGCCAATCCTTGAATCCTAAAAAGGGACTCAAAGATTGCTCCAGTCAGCGATACGGGTAAGCGATCAGTGGCTGCAGATAAATCAAAGCTAAAAGCTTGATTGTATTTGATAGCCTTCTGTGAACACCTCTCTACTGCAGCATCTTGATCAAACGTACCATCATTTGGTATTTTCGATAATAAATCGAAAATAGCTAAATGAAGGGGTTTCATCACAGATTGAGTAACAGTGTCGACAAGAGCAAAAACTCTTATCTTCCCTGCTGCCTCATGCTTAGTAGCGAACTGACCAAAAGGAGAAATCATAGAACCTTTTACTGGAAGAGAATCTTCCGGTAAAGATAATATGATGTTCTTAGCGCCATCAAGGCGCTCTAGAAACTTCTTAGTGTTTCAAACTTGACCTACCACATTGAGATAATTTAATAAATTAAATCAAATTTCACCTCCTTTTTCGTGAGCTAATAGATGATAAACATCTGTTAGGATCCCGAATGAGGAGTTAACATTAGAAGGCGAAGCCTTCCCTGTTATGTGAAAAGTAGTAGGAGCTAAGTTTAGTTTCCGACTAGACTCGAATTTAATAGGTCATTTGAACTCTATGGCTTCTTTTAAAAGAAGTTCTAGATATTCATTTTCACCATTAAATGGAGCCGTAATAGTCTCTAGTTTTAATTTACCAGGGATTTCTAAAACCCTGTAAATTGAAAAGAGACTATGTCAGAAACGAATAACACTAGCGTCACCGTGTATCATACGAAATCTATCACTACGATTAATTATCGCAGGACACCCATTGATCAAACGAGGTAAGGGGAGATCTTTTTCAATCTCTCGAAGAGATTTTAATCGATCCCCCCCTAGTCATTTTTGCAATGCAACGGTACAAGCCTTCAATCATTTGATTGTATAGGTTGAACCGTGATTTCGATTTGTTTTCATAACAAATTGAATGAAATTATTTGCAATTAATAGTCTACCTTGGAATCCAGTTACCTTATCAAAACACAAAGTTATTAACTTTGGTAATGTTTTAAGTAACTTATCAAAAGTAACTTTTGATATTGGTAACACTCTGTTCCCGACCACAACTTTTCTTGTGGAAGACAACAATATTTTTATTGTGTTTTTCATAAGTTTAGTTCGTAGTCTGGCCCATTTCAATATAAATGGCCAAAGTACTTAATCAATTTGAGGGTTATCTTATACCCACAAAGCGACGAGTGCTTGGAGAACAAAGGATGATTAATCCAGGAGTTTCCTCCTGGGATCTAGTTATTAGGTCCAAGGATAAACTCTGGAGTCTAAGATAGTTCCGAAGAATTTATCGTTAAACGACCAGATCTGGAGCTACATCGAGG